TGCGGTCAGGAATCGGTTGCCTTTTGTAGACGTGCCTGTTGCTTCTATCCTAAAAACATCAAGGTCTATGTCACGCAATATGCGGTTTTCCGCCATAGTGATAAACGTATTAATCACTGCGTTAGTAAACACGTTAGCGTCTACTTCAGTGTAATTCCGTATATTTGTGACCAGCTCGTCATATGTCATTATCTATGTCACCACTATCGTTACTGTGCCTATCGCTCCCACGCCTTCTACTGGGCGCTGGACAGGGAAGGGCTGCATGTTCGTTGTTCCTGACGTGTAGTTCGCGCTTCCTATACTGTTAAACGCTGCATCGCCTGGTAAACCTAAGAAAACTACCACGGGCTCTATTCTATCTGTTCTAGGGTCCCGAAGAGCTATTGCATCACCGCGATAGGTCAGGGGCTCTATCTGCGGGGACTTGGGTTCGTAGTCTTCGGGGCAGACCATGAAGCCTTTCCAGTTCTTCCGCAGTGTCTGGTAGGGGTATTGGAATCCGCAGTAATCACAGATTGCAATTGAGTATTTACCAGTCGCGTAGGCCACTTTAACTCACGCTCGGAACAAAGTGTACGCTTGCGGTATCCCTGTCTTCGTTCGCCGCACGAAGAAAATCTTCTTCGTAAATAGCTTTTAGCGCCGTAGTCCTATCTGCCGCAAATTTCAGAGAAAGCATATACGCTAGGCCCGAAGCTAAACAAGGCAGAAATCTAAAATTTACATCAGCGACGTTGGTGTAATCCCCCGCATCTTGTATACGTCTAATCCTGTAATAGACAAGCGTATAGGCTTTATCCGCCGCAGGCCAAAGAAAGATAGTAGGCGTTATAGTTCGCTGAACATAATATTGAGTTGGCCTAGCCTCAGTGAGCTTATTCGGTACGTTTAGGTACTCCGAACGGCTTATCCGAGAGATACTTACATCCTGCTGCTGCCCGTTTATGGTATTTCTAATCACCGCTGATAAAACATTAACTGTATCAGCGCCTGGCAACACCTCTTTAGTCCCTTTTGCCAACACAGAAGTAGCTTGCTCAATGGTCCACAAGTTCAAGCCTCGATTGGCCCAGTCCAAAAACAACAGATTTAAAGAGCGCGTGGCTGACGTTAGCTGATAACCTGCTGTCATCTGCATACCGCATCGCTCAAATGCTTCTTCGACAATCTCGTCTATTGCGAGATTAAAATCTGTTGAATTTGATGTAGCCATTACTTATACATCATCCCGCCGCGATTTTTCTTTACAGGCTTTGCCACCTTCTTTGCAGGCTTCTTAACGTCCCCGCCCTTAGCGTACATAGGGATGCCCGTTGTTTTACTTCTTGTTTTCAGTACTTTATTTCGAGGACCACTTCGTACTGCTCCTCCGCCTTGGGTGGCGGCTCCCATTCCACGTCCTGCCATAAGTCACCTCTTAGTTCTGTTGCTTTTGGTAATCGCTCCACTAAGCAGCCGCTCCGCCTGTAAACATCAGCGTTACATCTGTTACCGAAGTTGTCGGGGTTAAAGACACAATGTCTATGAAGATTCCTTCACTAAACAGAATCCCCGCGTCTGGCACATCGATGCTCATGCCGCCTGCGGGTTTAGGCGCTCCAATAGACCACAGCACCGGGGCGGATACGTTTGCACCGTTTCTAAGATTAATGGTTCCTTGCGTATTGGAACTACCGTCTCCTAGTAAATTGAGAAAGTACACACCCATTAATCGAGTTCGCCCTGAGACTCCGGCACTTGAAGCTTGCTTTGTTACAACCGATATATTACTTGCGCTCATTCCTAGTCCCCTTTAAAAGACTATTAATCCTTATTCGATTTCTTTATAGTGGCTGCCTTTTTAGGGGCTGCTTTGTCTTTAACAGCGGCTTCCTCAACTACTTCTTCAGCTTCGCCGTCCACAGGTATACCAAATATTTTTGTAGACATAATAGTCTCCTAGATTTTTAAATTAAGTTTAGCTAAAAGGTGTAATAGTAGTGCCTGATCCTACGCCTACCATCTCGACAAACCATCTGTCCTGAGCTACAGAAGTAAACGTAACAACAGTGTCAACTATTCCGCCTTTTGTGCTTCCGTTCAGCGTAACATTAACGTCTGTAAAATTAGCATTAGCAGTAAATCCAGTTACCGCGCCTGCCGCGCCCATGATTAGGGCTGTTCCAGTAAATTTATCGTCACCTTGGCAACTGATAACAAGATCATTGGTTAAAGTATCAGCAATAAATATTTTAATTACTGCACCAAAGTTGTTGTTTTGATCAGGGCTGGTGGGGTCTGCTGGGGCAGCGTCTCTAACAAGAGGAAGAGTCAAAGTGCTTGCGCCTGCCGCAAGATCATCCCCAAAAAGGTTCATTTTGCCTGCATTACCTACAACAGTAATTCCTGTCGAGAAATCGTGACTAGGTTCAACGGATAAAGTTGTACCTTTAACTAAAGTGACTTGGTTTTTAACGCCTGAGCTGATAAATCCAGCGAGCGAGCGGACGGGGCCTGAGAATGTGGTTCTAGCCATTTTGAGATTCCTCACATGCGAGTTTTAGCGTATCTGTCTGCATGTCGTCCGCCGGGGACGGTCAGAAACGCGGGTTAGCCCCGGATTGCTTTCAGTATATACCACTTCCCCCTTTTATCCACAAAAAAAGCCCGCATCACTACGGGCTAAGATTATTAAGGGATTAAAGCCTTTTTAAAGTAGCTCTAAAAGAAAGTCGTGTCAATTTAATTGACCCATAAAAAAGGGAGCCGAAGCTCCCTTTTCCTTTACCTAGACTCTTTTTATGGAGTACCGGGCGATCCGAAAATACCACGCGGATCACTAAAGCCAAAGCTGTAGCGTTCACGGGCTTTATATCGGACGTTGCCTGTGTTGAACTCGCCTTCAAAGCCAGTTGACATAGACACACGGTTGAACATCTTCATTCCGTTTGGTGCATCAGTGATGATGAACCAAGCGTCAGGGTCAGTCAGATAATGGTTGACCGTGTAGCCCTGTGGCACCATGCCCATATTGCGAACGGCGTTGATGTCGTTATCTGCCGTACCAACGCGCAGAGTAGACTTCAAAATACGATCCGCTACAAACTGAAGCTCTTTAGGGATAATCAGCTTGTTGCCTTGGACCGCAATCTTTAACCCACGCTCATCTGTGAAAGATGAAATGTCGATTAAAGCCTGCTCTAAAGACGTTTCAGTCAAGTCTGCTGCAACCGTCAACTCATTTTTCAGGTTTGGCCCGTTAAGAGTAGGGTGAACCAGTGAACATAGAGGCTGTCCGTCTCCGCCAAGAGATGTAGTAAACGCGCCGTTTAGAATGGCCGCGCCTTTAATCTGCTTAGTAGTCGCCATTGAACGTGCAAGGGCTTTTGTGTACCTAGCCGACAACTTGTCATACAGGTTGTCTTCTATAGCTTCTTCGGTTAAGGAGAAAGCCAAAGCTACGGTCTCATTGGTGTAACGAGCTGTGTAAACTTCTTGGGCTTGGTCGTATGCAACGCCAGAACCTTCAGATTTTACAGGAGCTTCGCCGAAGCCAGACAGCATTACTTCTTCTTCAAATGCTCGGTCCGAAGACTCGACTTCATAGATTTCAGTGTGCTCTTGGTCATACGTGTTGTACTCAAGACCAAACAAAGCGTTCAGACCCGGCTCCAACTCTTTTACTAATTGGGCTCTTGAAATAGCCATTTGCTAATCTCCTTATTGACCCGCAACGCCGGCTGAACCGTACAGATGCTCATTGATTTTAACCACCACAACTGCGTTGGCCCCTATTGCATTATTCGGCACGTCCCAAAGACCAATGATCTTGAGATTAAGCGCTGCCGTATTTGCGATGCTGCTAGTATCAAGCTCATTGGCAGATAAGCCAGTGACTGTGTTACCTGTACCTATAACGATGTCAGCATTCTTGCCATAGTTGGCTTGAGCTGAAGTGCCATCGTTCTGGAGGATAAACATTTGACTAGGATCGTCGAGTACTTCAGCAAGTATCTTGCCTTGAGTGATGTTTATGCTACCAGGGTAGTAGTTAATAAAAGTAGGTTTTTGTGTTGTTGGGTCATTATAAAAACAACCGTTAAACACGCCTACCGCTGCTGTATGAGCAGACGGATTAAACTGGAGAATGTAGCCGTCCTTCAAAGTAACTAGGTCACCTTGAAATATAGCCCCTGCTTGATTGTCTGCGATCTCGTAACCGTACTGCTTTTGCGCGCCTGTGCCCGCAAGGTTACCAAGAGGACGCAGACCAAAAGCTTTGTCGTTATTAGCCATGATATATTTCCTTTAAATTAAGTTATTCGGTGTCCGAACGTGGACCGCCGAGGCTCACCTTGGACTGACGTTCTGGATTATTGATTCTCATAGACGAACCTGTGTTTGTCTTCAATAAGTCATTGTCAGCAGCTCTAATTTGATCATGAGTTCTTTTGTCGTAATATTCACGACGCTCCGCAGCAGTCTCTTCGGGTATCCTAGCCAACAACATTCCGCCTACGCCAATCACGCCTGCATGTTTGCCATCGTCTTGAACACCAGAATCAAAGTCAGGATGTTCGTCAGCACGCACCAGTTCATACCCCTCTCGGAGTTTCGCTGCTACATTGCTGCGGTCGTCTGTCCCGCCAGATTCTGCTCTGATCCAACGGTGCTTATAGCCCGGAGGAGGAGGTGGAGCATCTAAACGTGAAGGAGGAGCCCAAGCTTTGCGACGCGCAGATTTTTCTCGTGTTTCGGTATCACGAGTGCTGCGTTTTAGTTTTGGCACAGTAGTAGCTTCGGTCATAATTTAATCCTTAACGTGTTTCGCATATTCTTCAAGAGGAACCCCAATTCTTTTTGCAATAGCAACCTGACTGGGAGTCAATCTTACAGTGCGGCGTGCTGTGTTATTTACACCCGAAGATCGGGTTGCAGGGGCTACCGGCTGCACGGAGCGGCGTGACCTGTTGTTAGTTGGCGCAGGTGTTGGATCAAATTCCTTTGGGAATATGTCTCGTATTCTACGATCTATCTCATCATAGTACTCATCTGTACTAGGGTCAAACCCTTCCTTTTGGACTAGGTCCACATGAATGCCCCGAACGGCGTGTGTCATAACGGTGTTCTGTCCAAACCACTCATTACTTTCAGCCCACTCTTCCGCCCTAATATCAGGTTCGGGAGCACGAGGTGCAGGCGCTGCTTGAGCTTGTGGTTGTGCCTGCGGTTGCGCCTGCGGTTGTGCCGCTCGTCGCGCAGTGTGGTCCTGAATCCTTTGTTGCTCCATCATCGCTGTAGTTAAGCGTTGCTGTGCCTCAGTCTCAGTATCTATGTCCCCTTCTTCTCTTGCCTTTTTAATGACTTGCTTTAAAGCTAGAGCATGAGAGCTGACACGGCCTTGGGCTTCCTGAAGCCTTTCACCGTCAGTTTTCTGATACCTTTCTTCAAGTTCTTGATTTTGCTGCTGGACATTTTTGGCGTACTCTAACGCTGCTTCCTCACGGCGCTGAGTCTCCCTAAGACGAGCGGTGAGCTTGTCTATACGCTTTTTAACTTTGCCAGAGTAATTCTCTAAATCTTCTTTTTCCGTCTTAGTTTCTTGTTTGGGTACTTCCTCAACAACAGGGGCCTCCTCAACAGCGAGTTGAGCGTCAGTGCCATCCTCATTCATCTCTACCGTGGCTTCTTCTTCTTCTTCACCTATATCAAACTCTAATTCTTGATTCATTTGTTCTTTCATCTCTCAATCCTCTTACATATGTAGAATGTCTTCAGGGTCATTAACTAGCCCCAAGACTTCATCATCATTTAAAAGACGAATCTCACCACCATCAATCTGAATGCGAGAACCGGCATACCTTCCAAAAATCACCCAATCGCCCGGACTACACCAAGGACCATGCGGAAACTTAGACTCATCAGCGTATGCAAGAGCGCCTACTTTAAGCACATAGCCTACATTTGTAGCCAGTTGAGTTCTTTGGCGCGTCTCATCAGCAAGGACAATTCCGCCTTTAGTAGTTTTTGCGCCACGATAAGGAAGAATGGCAATACGCCAGCCTGTGGGGTGAGGAATAAGGTCGAGGATTTTATCGGCAAGCCCTTCGTTGGCGACCTTGCCTTCTTCGGTATACGCATCGTCAAGAGTAGCTTTTTTAGGAGCGCTATCTTCCAATAGCCTGTTCTTCTCCCACTTCTCTTCAAGAGGCGTTAGTTTCTTTTCAGCTTCCATATGGTTCTCTTTGGGGGTTAAAAATCTTCTGAATGCTTATCCACTCGATCTCGGATAACTTGCTCCACAAGCTTAATCCCTTCCAGACGGCCCATAAGAAAACGGTAGCGCTCCATGTCTTTAATCGTGCCGTTGAGCACAATTGATTCGGAGTCTACCTGTAACCTTCTAATGTCTTTCAATACGCTTTCAGCGAATTCCAGCATGGTCGTTTTTCCATGAGAGCAGACGGTTTCTAGCCACTGTCTGGGGGCTTGTGCTTAATAAATCTTGACGGGTCTATTCCCGTCGCGCTTTTTTACTATTCTAGCAGGTTTCTTAGCCTTAATTGAACCACCCTTTGCTGCTTTTTTAGGCTTCGCAGTGTTTAAAGCTATTGCGATTGCTTGTTTGCGTGGCTTACCTGCTGACATCTCTTTTTTGATGTTACTGGAGATGGTCTTTTTACTAGAGCCTTTCTTTAAGGGCATGTCTTTTCCTTAGCTATGACCACTGGGTTCTTGCCTTTTTCTGACCAGCCTTATTCAGGCCGCCAAAGTGATACAGCTTCTTAGCACTAGCCGACATCTTTGCCCCGGACATCATCGTTCCGTCGGGGTGCTTGTGTGTCGCGCCCTTGTGCATTTTTCCATCACGAAGATAGTGCTTTACACCCGTTGCCATTATAGCCCCTAACTAGCAAAGATAAGTTGGACCACAGCCGCGCTTGGCTAAACCACAACCACGAGCCTGTACTGTCTTCATCTTGCCACTGCTTTTAGCTTTGCTTTTAACCGCTCCGCCTTTCGCCATACGGTTCATCTGACCCTTTTCGTAATTCTTTTCTCTGTCTATCCGACTATATTCATCACGAGCATTGCGGCCTTCCGCGCCCTTCGCATACGTCTTAGGCGCAATTCGATAAATTTCATCGTCTAGGTTACGCATTACTTTCTTGTCACGAGCCATTGAGCCTCTCATGCCTGTCTCCTAAAGTTTACTGGGTTGGTTAATTCTTTCACGAGCCACGTCTGCACGCAACTGTGCGATCTCTTGTTGAGACTGGATACGTGCCTCATTACCTTGGGCGTTCTGAGCAATCCTTGCTTGGTCTACCTGGATACCTTGCTCCTTAATGGCAATCTCAGCTTGATCCTTTTCTGCGCGTTGCTGAAGCTCTTGTGCTTTAAGTGCAATGACAGGGTCTTCCCCGCCTTCTTCGCCAGAAAGCTCCGTCTGCGTGCCTTTCATCTCTATCATGTACTCAGCAACCTTGATGGCAACCATTGCCTCACGCTGCAGGTCAGAGATCATCTTGTCTGGGTCACTTCCGTAGTCTGTAAACAGTACAGCTTCCGTGTCTTCTTCCGCTTTCAATTGAATATGCTGCAGAATGTGCTTCTGTAGTTCCGAAGCCCCCAATGGATTAGCCTGCATAAGCGGAGACATCCCCATCATTAAATGTGATGCAATATGCGCGTCATGCTGCTGCCCTGCGAAAGCCTGAAGCGTCTTACCATCCGCCACTTCGATGTTCTCACTAGCAGGGTCTTTAGGCATCTGATTAGTTTGCACTTTAAGAATGCCGTCAATGTCTCGGACATTCATCGCCTGATACACGCGGTAATAGGCTTCGTACATATTGTGCATCTGAGGCGCACTTTGGGCCAATTGTAGCTGTGTTTGAGCCAATGTGATGCGCTGTGCAGAAGAAAACACGTTGGGGTCTGCAATAGGCAGAACCGCGATCATATGGTCAAAATCGCACTTTTTAATGCTTCGACTAGCGCCTGGCACGTCATACGGGTACTCATCAGGCAAATACTGCCCAAAACCAGCCGCCAACATTTCAAATTCTTGTGTTTGAGCGTAATACAGGCGTTTATGGATGGCGGACATCACCATCGAACCCCGTTCAAGCAACGCCAGAGTCGTTCCTACGGCTGCTTGCTGGTTTCCGTCGCCCACTTGCATGTCGGCAGTGCTTGCTAAACGCTTTCCAGCGTCCACGGCAAAGCCCATAAGTGTATATAGCGTCTGAGAAGGCTCTTTGTACGGTAACGGCATCAAGGATGCCGTCAATTCAGCGCCCCCTGCGTCAATATCTCGCCATTCACCCGGTTGTATTGGGTTATCATCGTCAGCAATCCGTGCGCCCTTCGCCTTAAAGCCCGCAGGAAGGTTAGATAACGTGCCTGCGTCAAGAAGTTGACGCAATGCCATAGTTGCTGTCTTGGACAGACCGCCAATAAGATGCACAAAACCTAATCCGTAGGCTCCCGGCCCTTCAACTAGCACATAATGCACAAAGAACTCACGGCGAAGCTTTAATTCGTCTTCTTCAAGCCAGTTTCTACGAACTCCTACGACTTTTCCGCTGTCTTCCGCAATCGTAACGACATACGGTAGCTTAATTCCGGTCTCATTTTCTTCCTCATCCATGTCTTCAAACCCGTAAAGGTTTAAATCCACACAGAATTCTAGCAAAAAGATTTCTTCAGGCTCACCGCTTTGCGATACACCTACCGTCCGGTTGATTGCATCACGAATTTGATTGCCGCCACTAGGGTCATTCTGTGGGTCTACCTCAACATCAAGGTATTCGCCTGCAAAAGCTCGCTTCTTAAATTCATTGGTGTCCATAGCAATCCGCTGCGTAATGCGCGGACACTCGGAAATAACGCTAGAACCGTTATAAGGTATATACAGATCATCAGGAAGGACTAAACGGCTTACCATGCGGCCTAGCTGCTCGTCATAGTAGACCTTCTTAAAAGTAGAGCCGCCGTAGCCTGTGTAAAACAACAGTTGGTCAAACTCAGGGGTGTATTCTTTCATCACCGTAGTGATCTGGTAGTTCATGAAATCTTGGACACGAGACGCTTGTTGCGTCTTATCTAGTGTTTCTTTCCCTAGCGTCTGCGTGCGGACAGGGCCCCCTGCAGGCATTAGCTCTTTAAACGCCTGCGCCTGAAATT